TTTTTTTGTGTTAAAAATATGGATGGTTTAGCGTTTTGTGTGAGGTTATTAAAACCGATTCGCATTATTTCTTGAAGGGTTTTGTTATCGTCTATGAGTATGATTTCTTTTAATTCTTTAGTCGTAGACTTTTTCATGCAGCTGCTCTATTTGATGTTCGAGGTTTTTGATGTTTGTCTCAGCCCCGAATGCGTATTTAGAAAGTTGGCTTACTTCCTGATTGAGTTCTTTTAAGCTTTGCGCATTATTTGTGCTCAGTGTTTGTATTGCGTTCAACGCCATGATAACCGGGGTGACAATTGTTTTAATTAGGTCGACTGCTCTGGTTTCGTCTATTTTGTTGGCTAATTTTTTCTTAACTTCTTGTTTGAATTCAGTTATTTCTTTACGGAATTTGATAATGAGAAAGGTAACGATCCAGGCTACAATCGCTAAAGTAGCTAAGTAGGGCGCTAGTATGATTAGTTTTTGAATGGATTCAATAACGTCTTTTATGTTCATTTTGTTTGGCGGATGGTAGAGACAAGACATGCCTTGTCTCTACTAATCTGCAAAGTGTAACCGACTAAGGCTTATCTGCAAACCACAACACACAGAATGGTTTCCAAACTTGTTCAAATTCATCGATATTGTCTTTGGTAAGTTCAATTTTAGCCCCGTTGAAGAATTTCATTGTGATATTTTCTCCAGAGCGCACCCAATCTTTGATTGAATTAAACCATATTATATCTTGTTGCGTTGCTGAATATTGAGTTCCGTTAATTTCAATGCCTTCACAGCTTTGTTTGTAATTCTTTTCGGCCTGTGTTTCTTCAGGTTTTTGATAAGGTATTATTTTTGCCAGACCTTGGTCTACTTCTGCTTCTATGATGGTTCGTTTTCGTGCTGGAAAAGAGCCATTTCCCCAGTGAAATCCGCCTTCTGCATCTTCTCTGTATATTTTGATTTCTGTTTCCATTTTAATTCTCTTTTTTTACGGACGGTAGAGACAAGGCATGCCTTGTCTCTACAAGCCTGTTTTTAAATCGCGGAGGTTACTAAATATCTACCACCGATTATTGATGTCGCTGTCTCTGTATCTGGTTTGTTGATTACAAATTCAGTGTTACTTTGAAAGGATACAATAGTACCCACTTCTGCCGAGGTTAGATGATTATCCTTTCTGAACACTGCAGGAACGTCTTCTTTTGGAAAAATTTTAACACTGGTTAAATGATCTGAACTCGCTGCGGGCGTAAGCCCCATGAGTCGTTGAGATACTTTAACTCCTTCATCGTAAGCTAAACATCTTATTTTTTCTGTCATCGGCTCAACTCTATCAAATGAAGTAAAAATAGGACCTTCTTCGACTTGAAGTGCAATTAGGCTCATATTATCAGATGAATAGTCGATCCCTTCAAATACAAATGTGAACATAAAAAACCGATCATCTGAAACCGCATCGGGTGGCAAAGTGATGGTATGAGATAGAGTGGTTGCTTGACCTGCGATCAAGTTACCAATTGGTTGCAGTGTTAATGGGTTTGTGAATACGACTCTATCTCTGTCCACTGTGTCAATGGTAATGTTTACTTCCCGATCTGTTGTTCCGGCTAAAAATGCTCTGATGGTTATGGTGACGATTTTTTGTCCTATTTTTGACATACATACTTGTCTGATTAAAACATCGTCATCCGCGTTATGATTGGAATCTATTATTGCAATATCTACGGCTTGTCCCTGATCTAATATTGTTCCGTGTCTTATGAATAAATTGCTAGCTGGGCCGCCTGTTTTGCCTACTATCCAGCCATCTGGTCCGTATTGTTGCGAAAGGAAAGGGATATTTAACGGCAATTGTTCTGCTGGGTCTGGTGGTATTGGTGGTATTGGAAAGACTAGTCCTCTTGTCCAGCATGGTTTGTAAAAATTTCCATTTCTTAATAGGTTTTTTCTACCTTCTTTTAGTTTTGTGTAATCTGATTGGTTTTGAAAGGGTATGATTTGCCAATTTACGCCGTCGTACTCTAACTTAACCTTTTGACCTATGGTGAAAAAATTTGCAGGTAAATTCTTTTTGTTGAATTGAATTTGTGTCGGTGATCCTACTTCTGTTATTGTAAGTATAGGCGTAATTGTGTTTGTTATGGTGGGTGTAAAAATAACCTGCATCCCAACAAATAGCGCCGCTGGGCTTTTACGTTTTCGGATACCTAAATTCGGTTGCGTTATTAAATAAACGGCGGCTGTGCCGTTATCGTCTTCATATTCTATTGCCCCTGCTGCGTAGTGTGCTATCCATTGTTGCATTTGATCACGGTTTCCATCTCCTGTGCCATAAACAGTGGTATCTACCGCTTGCCCAGTGCTTTCGATTCCTCGAGCGACTTCTTCTTGTGTATCGTTCATGTATTCACGACGCACACGCGTGCCCGGTGTGTTGGTGCCTGGGTTTCTGGAAATAAAGGTATTGTTTGGGCCAAGGTTTGTGTCTTGTATTCTACGCATGGTTATTATTCTCTATGCCGATGTGATTTGAAAAAGTGTAACCTACTAAGGCCATCTGGAAAATCAAAACGTCTCGATGAAAACGTTTTGGTGTGCTGGAAATTCTTTTTGTGCAATACAAACAAATCCGTTGCTAAAATCTTCGATAGCTTCGTCGATTTCAGAATCGTCTACAATCATAAACGTTAGTCCGGCTAGTTCTTCAGGAACCTTTAAAACCCAGGTATTAAACCAGTCCGTATCTTCTACCAGTTCGTCGTCAACTTCCATTTCGTCAACTCTTGAAATAAAGAATTCTTCAACTTGCGAGCCAATAAATAAGGCTTCATATTCTTCTACGGATTCAGCACCTCGGCCTCTTAGTCTGAGTAATATCTCATCCCTATCGGTGGAAGTGATATTGTCGTTACATTCGTCTGGTAGGCTGACGCTTTGTTGCCATTCAACAAATAAGTTTATAGTGGTTTGCGGGTTTATATCAAGCAGAAATGAGTTTAGGGCTTGTCTAAATTTGACCTGTTCTTTGCTCAATCCTAGCAGTAGTTTATTGCCTACTTTTGACCATATCCACGCTTGCCCAGGCGGGAATAGGTCTTTTAGTCTTTGTGCAAATTGTTCCTCAGTGGGAATGGTTGGTTTTGGCATTGTAATTAATAATTATCAGGGGAATGTTACTTCCCCGCCTAAGAGGATCGGCAATTCTCCAGGTGTAGGAATGATATCAGCAGTTGGATCGGATAATACGTGGGATATTTCGCCCGTAGCTGCTGATATGGCTGCGCTTATTTGAGAAGGGGTTAAAACACTGCCTGGTTCTGTTTCACGGGAAAAAAAGTCTTTAACCTCTGCGTTGATTGCTGCTTGAACCTCTGTTGTATTGGGTTGTAAATCTGAAAGTGTTACTGCAACAGATAAAGCAATAGGGCTGACTATGTGTACTTGTGCTGCTGGCGGGCGTATCTGTGCAGCTATTATTTGATCTTCGACTAATTTTTGATCCCCTGTTGAGGCAGGCCCGCTGGGTATTATTCCGTCTGTTCCCTGAGGAATACCATTAAAAGCTGCTCGGACTATATCCATCATAAATCTGACGGTGACTGATCCAATAGTAGGCGCTCGCTCTTCTACAAAGGCGCGGGTAACTCCGGCGGCTTTTAGCGCCGCTAGTTGATATCGGTCTGCTTGTGATCCTATTGTGTGCGCACGTATGGCTATTAGTAGACGCGCTCTAAAGGGTTCTTGTTCTTCGTCGTCTTGTCCGCCTGTAAAGCCTCCTGTGTCCACTAGTGCGTCTGTTTCCATGTTTATGATGCTGCTGATTGCGGTTAGTTGATCGGCTTCTGCAAGGTTGGTGTTCCCGCCTTTTTCGACACTGGCTGCTGGTATTGATACTACGCCTGCGCCAGCGATAATGACCGCTTCTGTTGCAGCCACTACGATTCCGTCGTTGGCTCGCCATTGGTCGTCAATGGCGATGTTGCTTGCGCCTGTAAAGGTGGCGCTGACGTTTCCAGTACTTACGCTTGCTAGTTTTATGGGGTTATTAAAGGTTATTCCCCAATCTTGTAGGGTCCCGAACGGGTCTTCCGTACTATTGAGTGTAGCGCTGATGGGTGTGACTTGTAAGGATATGTGTTGTAGTAATGAGTCATTGCCGAAGGTCTGACCGGCTTGAGCAGTAATTAAAGCATCTTCTATGCTGCCCGCAATCAAGGCTAGTTGGCCTTGGTTATCTATAATGCCCAACTCTTCTTCGAAGGCTGCTATTAAATCCGCCGCGCCGCGTGTTTTTAGTTCTTCGATTGTGGGTATGGTTATTGCCATTTTATCTTTTTGTTTCTAGTATTTCTGGTTTTGGTATGGTTATTGCTTTTAAATACGCTGCGTCTATTTGTTTATTGGTCTAAATCTACAATGGAATAACTAAAGTCCCCCTTATCACTAAAACCAATCTAAGAGTCTATAATCTGTACCCCAATTTGAGAGTTAAAATCGTCTTTCTCGTAAAGTTCTTGAATAAATTTACAAGCAAAATTAAACGATTCTTTTAAATGCTCTTTTTTTGTTATTTGTAAATCTATACTTAATGTGTGTTTAATCATTTCGTTTTAAATTAATGCTTTCTGTAATGTGGAGACAAGGCATGCCTTGTCTCTACATTGTGACCGACTAAGGTCTATCTGCAAATCATAATTAGCTTACAGTGCGTTATGACTGTGGTGGATTTTGGCCGACTAAGGTTTATCTGCAAATCACAACCCTCTTATGAAGTCCCATAGATTACGGAAGATTATGCGAATGGATTGTTGTTGACTGGGTTCTGTGTAAGTTATTTGCTGTGCGATTCTATCAATCCCTTGTCTCTCTGTTTCTACTTCTATGGTTTCAACTATGCCGTTATCTTTTAGATGCTGAACGGCTTCTTTGCCTGCATCATTAATGCCGTTCACCGTGTCGTTGTTGACTATATTTCTGCGGTATTGCCAATATTTTGATCCCCAATTTCTGCCATTGATAGCCATGAGTGATTCTGCCCAATAGCCGTTTATTTCTGGGTTTAATTCGTCAACTGGGTCTGCTGGTTGTGCCCTTGCGTCACTAAATTCACTGGTCAAAACTAGGGTGTTAATGTCTTCTTCTACGATTAACCTGCGGTCTTTTATTCCTAAATCCCCTTCGCCGCTTTCAAAGAATAGTTTTAGTCCGGTCATTTTAAATACTTCGGTTGGTTAGTGATCCGGTGGTTATGGTTCCGTTGTGTTCGCCTTCGCTTGAGCCGCCCACAATTTGTACCTTCACTGCGTCGCCCACACGTGCTATGGCCGAGCCTGCAACACCGAGATTAGTTATTGGTGCGTTTATATTAACACTTACCGCCGCGTTAATGTTAACAATTTGATTGGTTGCTATTTCTATATTTCCCCCACTAGTGGTGGTTTTTATGTCCCCCCCGCTGTTGGTGATTGTTATGTCTGCGCCGTTGTTTGTTATTTTTATGTCTGCGCCGCTGTTTGTTATTTTTATTTCTTGTCCACTTGTGGTGATGTCTATTTGTTTATCCGGGCTTTGTATTTGTATGCCGTTTGCACGGATTTTTATGAATTGTCCTCGGCTATCAAACATTGCTGAATCGCCGTCTGAAGTTAAGTCTGTTGGCTGGCTTGCTTTGTGCAGGCTTGCAATAATTAAGGGGTTGTCGGGATCGGCGGTTAGATGTGCGCGTAATTGTTCTGAACCTGGTGGAGGCTTTGAGGCAAAGCCAAAATGCTGCATCATTGGGATTTCCTCGGGTGCTGGTTTGCCCCTAATCTGCGATAGCACAATATAAATGGGTTGTGAGGAATCAACCTTGATTACTTCTGAACGATTAATTATATTCGCTATTTTGGTAAACCAGGGCTGAAGCATTCGTGTTATGTCTTCTATTTTCATTTGTTTTTTTTAAAATGAATGTGGTTTTTAATATTATAAATTAATGGTTTATATTTAGGTGATTGTAACCGATTAAGGTCTGTCTGCAAATCACAACTCTCCGCCTAGTTGTCCGTTGATTGGTGGAATTGTAACCGATTAAGGTCTGTCTGCAAATCACAACCAACTTAGTTGATTAGCTGATTTGACGCAGGCGGCGGCGGTGGTTTTAATGTGTGGCTGTCTGGAGGCGCAAATTTTAAAACTGCCCATTCATTTTGTGCTGTTTCATTCAGTGTAACGTTGGTTATTAGGTGTTCTCCTTGTATTTGGTTTTGTTCGTCTATTATATTAACTCGTTTATTGGGTGTCCATAGTTGCCCCTGGCTTGTGAACCAACTAGGCATTCGATAGGTAAATGTTAGGCTGCGCGCTGCTCGTACTGAGGCTTCATATTTTGCCACTTGTTGACAGCGTGCATCGTCTACGTTTCCGCTGAGTTGTATTACTAGATTGCGTCCGACAGTTATATGTTCGTCTACTGCTTTTCCTGTGGCTTGTAGCGCTCCGCCCAATATGCCTTCACCAATTACTGTGTAGGTATTATAGCGGTTACTTATATCAAGGGAGTAGTCTTCTAGCGCCAATATGTCTTGTGTGCCAAATTCTATGCTGGTGATTGCTCCGCTTTCTGGCGCTCTGTCGATTGTTAATATTCCAGGCTTGATTTCAAAAGCCAGTAAATTTTCTTTGGTGAGTAATTTATTTATGGATTGCCACACAGCATCGCCAGGATTGATACGTAGTTCTGTTGTGCCTTTGGGTTGGATGATAAATTCCGGGGTTATGTTATAGGGTTTTAGTAGTTGTTCTATGATGTTTTTCGCTGATACGTCCTGATACAATCCAGGTTTTAAGGGTACGCTTGAATCAATGGCATCTGCGATTGTAGACCGCCCGGAGTAAGAACGGCTGGCATCTTCTGCAGAATTAGTTCCAGTGATTTTAAATATTT